GAACAGAGAGTTTTCTTTTGACATTGATGATATGTTAGCTGCACAGAATTCATATGGTGCAGGTGGTAGTTCTTACGGATTATTTGATAATGACGAAGAAATGGCATTGAATTTAGGATTCTCTGGGTTCAGAAGAGGTTATGACTTCTACAAAACAGATTGGAAATACCTTAACGACCCTACTATGAGAGGAGATATTGTTGGAGGAAAAATCAACGGTGTACTTGTACCTGCTGGTTCTACTTCAGTATACGATCAAATCTTAGGTAAGAACGCTAAGAGACCATTCTTACACGTAAGATATAGAGCTTCTGAAACTGAAGATAGAAGATACAAAACATGGATTACTGGTTCTGCTGGTGGCGCTGCTACTTCAGGAACTGACGTAATGCAGGTTAACTTCTTATCAGAAAGAGCGCTTTGTACTTTAGGTGCAAACAACTTCTTCTTATTCCAAAATGCATAATAAGTAGTTTAATAATATCAGGGGGTGATTTTCACCCCCTAGATATTTTACATAAATTTTAAATTAAATCAAATGAAAAAAATAAAAAAGGTATACGAAGATAAAGTATACAGACTTAAAAGAGATGCAGCACCTCTTTCCTACATGCTGTCAACCAAACACACTAAAAGAAAAGCCTTATTATATTTTGACGAAGAAACAGGAGTCAATAGAGCTTTGCGATATGCTAGAAATCAGAAATCTATTTTTGAAGATGAGCAAGATGGCAATGCTATATTAGAGCCTATAATTTTTGAAGAAGGAATGCTTAGGGTCGCAAGACAAAACCAAATACTTCAAGAGTTTCTTTCGCTACATCCAGGTAATGGTAATATTTTTTACGAAGTGAATAATGAAAAAGACGCTAATGCTGATATGGAAACTATGAACTTTGAATTAGAAGCTCAGGTCGCTGCACGCGATTTAAGCCTCTCTAAGCTTGAAAGTATCTCTAGGGTTATACTAGGGGTAAGAGCTGATAAAATGACGACAGCGGAGCTTAAAAGAGATATTATGATATTTGCCAGAAGGGATCCTCAAGAATTTTTAGATCTTATAAATGATCCTATGGTTGAACTACAGGATGAAGTGGTTAGATTTTTTAGCGCCACTTTGCTTCAAATGAGAAATAAAAATAGAGATGTGTATTTTAATTTAAAGAAAAATAAAACTAAAATGCTTACTGTTCCTCATGGGGAAGAGCCATCTTATATTGTAGCGTCATATTTTCAAACAGACGAAGGAGTAGAATCTTACAAGTTGTTAAAGAAAATGTTAGACAAATAAAGGAGTATATCCTCGAATAAATCAAATCGTCTTTTTTTTATGTATCTTTGTATAAACACGTGATACGATGATAAACGAAGTACGAAATGCAGTCATGGCTGTAATAAATAAAAACAACTACGGATATATTTCTCCCAGTGATTTTAATTTATTTGCAGAGCAAGCTCAACTTGATATATTCGAGGATTATTTCTATTTATATAACAATCAACTAAATGCTGAGGTGATGCGTAAATCCGGAACGGGATATGCAAATATCACTAAAGGTATTATTGAAGTTATAGATAGTTTTTCTGTCAACACATTTTTAACTCAAGCTAACGCCAACACCTACACATTACCGAGTGATTACTATTTAGTAGATAAAATATTTTACTATTCAAACGTATTGACTTCAGGAACTTCAGATACACCTGGTGCTACATTTGTGCTTGTAGATAATAGTCAAACTTTTTTAAGCACAGTTCAAGTTGGAAACCTAGTCGTTAACACAACAGATAGCACCCAGGCTTTTGTGACGGCAGTTGGTAGTAATAAAGAACTTGTTATAAGTGAAAATATTTTTAGCGTTGCAGGAAAAAATTATGTTATTTACTCAAACACTCACATAAGAGAAGTAGAAAGAGTTACACAAAATAAAATATTTTATCTAACCAATTCTAATATTGCTGCTCCTACTACTATGTTCCCAGCATATGTATTAGATAGTGCAACTGGAACGGCATTAGGGAATACAGTTACCGTTTACCCTACGACTATCACTGGAGCAGCGGATATACATGCGCAATATGTCAGGTATCCTCTAGCGCCTAAATGGACGTTTACTACTTTATCGGGAGGCGAACCGGTGTTTAATGCGTCTGCAGCAGACTACCAGGATTTTGAGTTACCCACTTCTGACATGAATGGTTTAGTAAATAAAATATTACAATACGCAGGCGTATCAATAAGAGAGGCAGATGTTGCTAAGTTTGGGCAATCATTAGAGTCAGAAGATAGATTAACAGAAACCACACAATAAGATTATGGCATACTTAACAGGTTATCAATATTATGAAAATTCAGGAACCGCTCCCACTAATCAAAACTGGGGAAGCTATCAATATGTTTCATTGGAAGATGTTGTAAATAACTTTATGCTTATATACAATGACAATCTTCAGCTTATTAATAATGTCACGAGGTATCAGGTTTTGTTTTTTGCAAAACGAGCGATTCAAGAATTGAATTACGATGCATTTAAAGAAGTAAAGGTTTTAGAGCTAGACGTTAGCGATCAATTACGTTTTGTTTTACCGCCAGATTTTGTAAACTACGTAAGAATATCAATGTTTAAAGATGGAATGCTTTACCCATTGAGTGAGAACATACAAATTAATTCAGCCACAAGTTATCTGCAGGATAACAATTGCGATATTTTATTTGATGTAAATGGAAATATCTTGCAAGCTGAGTTTTCTACAGTAGATAGAGAAAGAATTGCTGGTACAAAAAAATCAATCTACTTAGGTCATGGCCCTTACAATGGAAGAGAAGGGTTCTGTGTAGATGGATGTTGGTATTTTAACTACAGAATTGGAGCTAGATTTGGATTGAATACTGAAACAGCAAACATAAATCCAACATATAGAATAGATAAAAAAGCAGGTGTAATTAACTTTAGTTCAGGTATGGCTAATCAATTATGTGTACTAGAGTATGTATCTGATGGAATGGAAAACGGAGACGATAGTGCCGTGAGCGTTAACAAATTATTTGAAGATTATATATATGCATATATTAAATACGCTATATTAAATTCAAAGCTAGGAGTACAAGAATATATAGTTAATAGAGTGAGAAAAGATAAATCAGCTCTTCTAAGAAATGCAAAAATTCGCCTAAGCGACATACATCCAGGTAGGCTTTTAATGAATCTTAGAGGTCAATCAAAGTGGATTAAATGACAGTAATACAAACTAATTTTATTAAAGGCCGAATGAATAAGTCGGTCGATGAAAGATTACTTCCGCCGGGAGAATATGTAGATGCTCAAAATGTAAGACTTGGATCTACTGAAGACACAGAGATAGGTTCTGTAGAAAATTCAAAGGGTAATTCTCTTTTAGCGGAGCTTGTTTATGACGGGGTGGTTTTAGATCCAGCCACTACAAAATGTATTGGGACTCTGGAAGATGGTGTGAATAACACTATTTATTGGTTTGTTCATGATTCTAACAACGCTCAATCTGCTACAGGTATAGTTGATATGATTGTTTCTTACAATGTAATAAACAACAACTTAATATACCACGTAATATCTACAAGTGTTTTAAATTTTAATCCTTCGTATTTAATTAACGCAGTAAATAAAATTGACAACCTATTGTTTTTTACAGACAATATAAATCCTCCTAGATGCATTAATGTAGAAAGAGCTTATTTACCACCAACTGCATTAGATGTAGATCAAATTACAGCAGCAGAACTTAATGTTATTAAAGCGCCACCAATGAGCGCTCCTACTGTAAATCTTTTACAGTCAGGACAGGAAGAAAATTTTCTTAAAAAAAACATAATTAGCTTTGCTTACAGGTATCAATACTTAGATAACGAATACTCCGCAATATCTCAATTTAGCGACATTGCTTTTGTGCCTGACTTTTTTAGTTTAAATACCAGTGATTTGTCTAATTCAGGAATGGAGAATGTGTACAATACCGCAGAGATTTCATTCAACACTGGAAGTAAATTAGTTAAAGAAATAGATTTGCTATTTAAATATGCAAACCAACCAGGTGTATATGTTATTGAAAAATTTAACAAAGGTATTTTAGGATGGTCTAATAATATAACTAGAACACAAAGCTTTAGGCACAACCAAATATATACTGCATTAGGCGACAACCAACTGACAAGACTATTTGATAATGTCCCTAGAACAGCTAAGTCACAAACGATTATGGCTAACAGATTAATGTACGGTAATTATGTTGATGGATACAATGTAAATAGTCAGTTGAATTACACCGTTGCATTAAACAGGGAATTAATTAATCTAAATGAATTTACAGGTGTATTATCAAATGGCGCTTACACTATAGACATCAGTAAAACAATAACTAATTCTGTTGCCACATTTGATTACACAGATATTGATAGTCCAGATTCATTAAAAAAAGATTCACAAATCGGTTTTCAATTTAATTTTAGATCAGCTGATTTTGATGCACCGGGCGGAGGGGCTCCCCCAGGTACACCAAATCAAGTTTTAACTGAAATCGCTTTTACAATTACCCTTAATCAAGACTACAATAGTATTTATGATTTCTTTAATGGAACTTTTGTGGCTCAACAAGTGAGCTCAGGGGTTGCAGGCCCATTTATGACTAACAATCCCTGTAATGAAACTACCTTTACAGATATTTTAAATTGCGCTATTGCAGATCAATCTACATTCTTACACTCATATTCTGGAATAGATAATAGAGATGAGGGTATAAAAATTACAACCAGTCCGGGTAGCTCATCAGTTAGTTTACAATTAGTTGCAGCTGAATTTGACGATTCTACCTCTGGTGCCGCAACCACCGACATGTATGGGTACTATCAATTTACAGCTGCACAATCAGATTACTCTTCAAGAGGAAATAGAAAAAGTCTACATAGTAATAGAAATTATGATGTGGGAATAGTATACATGGATGAATATTTAAGAAGTACTACAGCTTTAACTTCTCCAAATAATACAATTTATGTGCAGCCCTCAAGTTCGATAACAGCAAACAGTTTAAAGGTTACAATACCTACTACAATGAATCCGCCAAGTTGGGCAAGCAAATATAAATTTGTGGTAAAAAGAGCGGAAGATACTTATGAAACAATATATTCAGTAATTGCATTTGATGACGACTCTACTAATTCAGTGTGGATTAGGCTTGAGGGTGATAATCAAGTTAAAACAAAAAAAGGAGATACACTAGTTGTAAAGGCAGATGTTAGTGGCCCTCTAAACACAATAGTAACTACCAAAGTTTTGGCGATAGAATCTAAAGCAAACAACTTTTTGACACCCGAAGCATCACAAGGTATTGGTAGCAACGCACCATTTATTTCAGAACCTGCGGGATTATACATGAACCTTAAACCTCAAGGCTTTACAATAACCGATGATGTAAATGGATTTTTTGATAGCGGCCAGATAGGTGGTAGGAGTGGTAAAAGAGGAGGGCCAGCAGCAAAAGCAGGGGTTCCTTGCTTCAAAGAAACTATAGATGCCTCTGGTAATACACAAGTTGAAAACATAGATATACCTGAAGGATCATTAGTAAACTTTGCATTAAGATTTAATAGAAATGCAAGTGACGGTGGATTTTTAGTGGGTAGTTCAGAACAAAAAACATATGACTACAACAGAACAGTTGTTGCCTCTCAAGACTACAATTCAATGTTTGAATTTGTTAACGGTGAAGGTATTGATTTCACAGAAGGTGTAGCGTCAGGAACTGGAACACAGCCGACTAATGTATACACTAACACTGTTGGTAATTTAGCCAGTGAATTTGACAATGTTGTTTTTCAACCTAGCAGTCCTGCAGAAAATAAATATAGATTTTATACAGTTGGTGCAGCTACACCTGCTACAGGGCCGCAAACACCTGGGGCGGGTGGAACAAAACTTACCCTTGGGCTTGTAAGTGGAAACGGAGGAGATAGTGGTCAAAGAACCAGAATAGAAGGTCAGATAACAATTAATATAGGTACAGCTTCACTGATATTAGAAACACAGCCCTTGAACGCTGACTTAGATATATACTATGAAAACGACGAAGTGTTTGAAATTACAGGAGGGTTTCATCAGTCTGGAAGTAAAACAGGAGATCAAAACCAAACCGGTGCACAAGCAGGTATTGTAAACCTAGGATTCTTTGATTGTTTTTCATTTGGTAATGGAGTTGAAAGCTATAAATATTTAGACGATCTTGATGGCTCAAGCTTTAATCTTGGTCAAAGAACTACTTCTGTTTCTGAAGAAGATTACAAGGAGGCAAATAGATATGCAGGGGTAACATATAGTGGATTGTATAATGCAAACACAAACATTAATAGGTTTAATGAATTTAATTTAAGCGACGGAAACTTTAAAGATTTAGAAAAATCATTTGGAGATATTGAGGTTCTTCATTCATTTGAAACAAACCTATTAGTATTACAAGAAGATAAGATCTCAAATGTATTACTTAGTAAACAAGCTCTGCAAGCAGCTGAAGGATCAGGAATTGTAGCTACATCTACAGCAGTATTAGGAACTCAAGTAGCTAGAATAGAAGAATACGGAATTAGTAATAACCCAGAGAGTTTTGCTGCATATGGAGATAGTAGATATTTTACAGATACCAAGCGTGGAGCAGTTATACAGCTTAAAGGAACAGGTGGTGTAAGTGATAGATTAACTTTAATATCAGAACTTGGAATGAGAAGTTACTTTAGAGATAACTTTATTGCCTATCCTGATACACAAAAAATTGGAGGGTTTGATCCTTACATGAATGAGTATGTATTAAGTTCTAATACAGTTGGATTACCTAATGCTTATCAAGCAACTACAGAAATACCTGTTAGTTGTGGTGCTGTTTTTGGGCCTGCTGAATATAGCGACCCTATTATATACAATGTTGATTTAGGGGAAGCGCAAGGTAATGTTGTGGTTGATTATAAAATCACAGGAACTGTAACAATTGCATATGAGTGGAGTTCAGTTACAGGAAGTATTCCAGGAGCAACAGGTGTAGGTAGTTTTAATTTTAACAAGACCACGTCTACACCAACTAATTTAAAAATTACAATAACCCCAACAGGATCCTACACAGCAAGAATACAAGTGGCTTGTCCAACTGTTAGTGAATTAACTATCGTGAATGTAGCACTAGGATCAGTATCAGATGATGGGTTGTTTATACACGATGAATTTTATTGGAGTGATGGAACAACTGTAAGTCCAGTAGAAAGCACTCAAACCTCATTTAGCTTTTCACCTTTTAGCACAAACAGACTAGCAAGGTATACAAGTATTACGGGATTAGAATCTGAAGGTATATTCCCTCCTAGTGGAGCAGCCGTGCGCATGGCTTCAAACAAAATAGATTTTGATACTTTAAACTTCACACCCTCTGCAGGATACTCTGGTTCTATTCCAGCAGCAGCAGATTATTTTTCATTCTTAGTATCCAATACATTATACACGTCTTCTCAAACAGACATCAATGCATTAGTGGCCGCAGCCACAGCCGCTGGCAATGACATTGACACTGTAACCAATCCCTCAACAGGATACTATGAGGCTAGTTTTACATACAGCAACCCAAGTAATCAAACGTATTTATACTTAATATACAATTACGCAGGAGTAGCTTCAACTACTTTAACGTTTGGCGCAACATCATTGATTGCTTGTTGTACAGGTGCTAGCGGAACATACTATTTAAACAGCGCAAGTTTTACAACTGCAACTTCAATATACACTGACTCAGGGTTAACAGCTTTAGCCACCGATGGTTTCTACAAAAGCGGATCAACTGTTAGAGAGTTATCAAGTGGAGTTCTTGGAACTGCGGCTACTTGCTCAACTTGTAATTATATTTATATTTCTGCGGTGAGATCAAGCACCACTGATTTATGTACTAATAATTACGTTATGACGGTACAAGCACAAACTGTAAGTAACAATGCATTTGCTAGTGTAACAGCGGGAGACGTATTAACTGTTCTGCCTGCGGGATTACCAGGGTTTATAGCGTATAGTGCTGTGAGTGGTGAAGACACAGCAACAGGTACTACATATAGAATTGCTCAGGTAAATGCCAGTGGAGAAATAATAACATTATATTATGGAGGAACAGGGGTTTGTGGTAATCCATTATAAAATAAAGATATGGCAGCAGTAACATTAACATATAGCGAAACTTCAAAAGGATGGCCATCCTTTTATTCATTCATTCCTGAAAAAACAATTGGAATGAACAACTACCTTTATTCATTTAAAGGAGGAAAGTTGTATAGACACAATACTAATGCCCTTAGAAATAATTATTATGGGGTTCAATATAATTCAAGCATCTCTAGTATCTTTAATACAAAACCTTTAGAAGTCAAATTATTTAAAACTATATCATTAGAGTCGGATAGCGCGTGGGCGGCAACATACAGTTCTGATATGCATAATCCAGGTGGAGATTTATTAGCTTCTTACTTTGTACAAAAAGAAACTGATTGGTTTTCGTTTATTAGATCAGCTACTCATACAGTTAATTTTAATTTAAGATCTGCAAATGGATTAGGCGATGTGAGTAGTATCGATTCAAGTGTTCCCGCAGCTGTTGTTCTTACATTTACATTTAACATAGGGTCTATTATTTCTATCGGAGACAAAGCATATCACGGAAACACACCTACGTTTGCAGGAAAAGTAGTTGCAACAACAACTAACACGATAACAATTGATACCACAATAGGTGGATCGGTTCCTCCAGGTGGAGCATTTATTTGCTACATAAAAGATAGTGTAGCGGAATCACATGGGGTACGAGGTCATTACTTAGAGTTTACCCTTACAAATACAGATACAGCTGCAAGAGAACTATTTGCTGTCAAAAGCAGCATGTTTAAAAGTTACCCTTAAAATTTGTATCTTTGTTGTTAATATTTTAAATTTACCAATATGGCAGGATTAGCAGCAGGATTAGCAGGTGCCTCATCAGCTTTAGGCGTTATAGGCGCTGCATTTGGATTGGCAGGTAGTATTTCTCAATTTACTACAGCTAACAGGGCTTTAGAAAGAGCAAATAAAGAAGCGGCTTTAGCTGTTGCTCAAGCTAGAGATAAGATTAGTAAAATCCCTATGCTAGAAAAGGGTATACCTGCAATAGCCACAGAACAAATACAAAAAGATGCGTTAAGACAAAGAAAACAATTGCTTGATGCAGTTAGAGGTTCAGGTCAAAGAAGTGTGCTAGGGGCAGCTCCAACAATCGGAGAGCAAATATTAAAAGAAAAAGAAACGCAAAGAGGGGCTATTGAAAAACAATTACAGGCTCGTGAAGATGAAATAGTTAAAGCTAAGCAAACTCAACAAGATACAGAGCTTGAGATGTTAACTGCAGCAGGCACAGCGGCTCAACAAAGAGCGGCGGCCGCAGCAAATCAAAAAGCAGCGGCAGTTGGTTCTGCTATTTCTTCAGCAGGTTCATTAGCTGGATCTATAATGGAAGGTTCAGAATTATTTGGTGGAGAAAATAGAAGGCAAGATAACGCCCTTAAAGGTATAATTGCAGACGCAGACACTGATGTAAACTTAGATGAATTTAGAGATTATGTAACTAACCTAACTGATTCAGAAGGGGTAACTTTGTCTCAAGAAGCTTTAACGAATACCATAAATGATCCTAATAACACATTGCTTGAGGATTTTATAGCATTGCAAGGTAAGGGTACAGATATAGATACGGGTGTAACAACAGGACAACCAAGTTAATATGGCAAGCAATAAAACTTATTACAACCGAGGTGGCAATAGATTTACCGGTATGTTTGATTCCGGTGAGCAATTTGTTCCAGTAGACTGGGCGCAGATTACAGGTGATATTGTAGATGAACTACAAACTATTCAGTCTGAGAAACAAAAAAAACGAGACGACATCCAAACAAAAACGGATGAGCTACTTACAGATCTTAGAGATTACCAAGCAGGAGGAAACAATACGTTTAACGGATATGTATTAGATGGATCAAAGCAGGTTAAAGATTACATGCTGATGCAAAACAAACTGTTAAAGCAAGGTAAGTTAGATCCAAACTCTTATACAAGAAGCCAGCAATTACTTCAAGATGACTGGAATTCTTTTCAAGCTGCGGCTGAAACTTTCAATACAGATTATGCAGAGGCTATGAAAGCAGCGAATGCAGGTGATACTTCAAAGCTAGGCATGCTTAGTTTTGATAAACTACAAAGCGCTACAGATATTCAGAAAAGTAGATTAGTAATCAACACAGATGGTAGATTATATTCACAAACTGGTGAGGGTCAATTGATTGGCTTTACCAATATGAATGCTAGGCAAAAAGATATTCCTAAAAACTATAATATAATAGAAGGCGCTAAAAGTTTTTCATCTACATTAGGAACATATAAAAAAGCTTATCCGAATATGACGATAGAAGATATAGCTAGGCAGCCAGAATTTTCAAAAGCCAGAGATACATTTATAGAAGGTGTTCTTAATCAAGGAACAGGTAGAGATTTTTTAAGTATACTTACTCAGAACGGATACGAATTAACAGAAAATCCTGATGAAGCAAACGAGAATACAATATTAGTAAAAGCAGATTCTAATGGGATGCTTCAGCCTGATAAAGATTCTTTAAACAAACACCGAGATACTGCTAAGGGTATATTAGAAAAAGCTATTAATGTGCAACTGGACTATAAAGAAACTCCAGGTGGTACTGAAACATCTGCCGATAAAGCAAGTAAATCAAAAATAGATAAAATAGGAAATGTATATGGTTATTTAGGAGATGTATTATCTAATGATAAAGTAAAACGAAATAGAGCAAAACAATTTTTATTTCAAAACTATCCTGAAATAACTGCATTCGAATCGGATGCTGACGGAATTAGAATTAAATTAGCAGGAAGCCCAACTCAAAAGATAACTTGGCAAGATGAAGATTCAATCAAATCTCCTGAACAAATTATAGATAGATTACTTCCTATTATCACAGGTCAATTAGACGCAGATGAATTAGCTAAGGTAAAATCAAAATACACAAACACACTTGATGAAACCGCAAGAGCCAACTTCAAAAGACAACTTGGAAGAAGTGATGATTATGATATTAACGAGCAAAGAACTTCAGATGATTTTGCATTTTCCGATGAAGTGCTAACTACTGTTAGCGAAAGCTTAACTAAGTTAGGTAAGATAGAGCCAGGTGCTAGAGAAGGAAGTGTACAGAATGCGGTAGCGAGATCGATAAATGACGCTCTTATTAGAGAGGGTGGATTTAGTGTAGAGGTTTCAGGTGAAAATTTAATATTAAAATTACCTAATAACACAACTGTAGATTTAGGTGATCCAGTGCAGGCGGGTGGCGCAGGACTTCTAAAAGCAATTCAAGATGAAATTAAAAGGTCAAAAACTGCTAAGCCAGTGGCAAGTGGCGCAGGTGGTGGCGACAACCCATTCGGATAATGAACGAAGAAAGATTAAAAAATATATGGAATAACTTAACTCAAGCTGGGTTAACTACAAATGATTTTGAAACTTGGAACACTAATTTTCAATCCGATGAAAACGTGCAATCAAATATTCACGAATATTTAGTAAATCAAGATTTAACAACTAGTGATTTTTCTACTTGGTCAAATAACTTAGGTTTAAAAAAAAAAGACGAATCCGATTTTATTTCAGAAGAGGAAGTTACGGAGTCATCTACACAGGAAGATCGAATCGCCGCTGGGCAATCGGCATCTTCAGTTCTACCCACACCAGAGGTTGAACAAATTACAGCTCTCAATGTAACTGAAAATATTGTTCCGCTTTCAGATGATGAAGCATCTAAAGGTGTGCTTTCCAATCAATCCTCTAATCAAACCAACCCATTATATCAGCAAGGCTACTACAATTTAAGTGATAATCAAAAAAATAGTTTTGCCACGGCAGTTTTAAATGGAAGTACAAATCCATTAAACGATATGACTGATCCTCAGTTTCAGGGCTTGGACGTTTCAAACATAGCTGTAGGCAAAACCGCTGTAGAACTTATTGAAGAAAATTTTACAGAAGATGGTGTAACTTTAAACGGAGTGTTTCATGCTCCCGGCACAAAAACATATCAACTAGCAGAAAGCTTAATAGAAGACAAAGATATATCTATAGGTAAGCAAATAGATATAAATTCAGCTACATTAAATTATGTAACCGCACCAAACTTAGATGCTTCTGAAGAAAGTATTAATGAATTAATAACTCAGTATGGTGCAGATATAGATGACAGCACCCTAAAAAGAATGGGTGTAGATAAAAAAGAATACATTGACTTTGTAAGAAAGAATTATAGAAAAGAAACAGGTGGATATAGATTTTTAAGAGCGATAGATAACTTTGGTCTTGGTAGATTTTTTGGTGAGGAAAATCAAATTAAAGCCAATGAGGTTCAAAGAAAAGCGAAAAGAGAAGAGGAGCAGTATCAAAGAGCAATGATGTTTAAAAAAAACAAACTTGAATCGCTTCTTAAAGATAAATCTTATTTAGAAGCACAATTAAAAAGAACAGAGGATCCTGCAGAATACAAAACACTTCAAGCTGAAATAGATAAATATGATTCAATCATTAACACCAACCTTGGTCAAATGATGAATTTAGATGAATACTTTCCTAACTACAAAGAACATCTTTCAGCTGAGGGTACAGCACAAATTTTAAAAAAGAAAAAAGTTTACGATGCTGCTAGAGGAAATTTAGTTGATGAGGCCGGATCACAGATTAGTGAAGTGTTAAAAGAAAGTATATATGGGATAGGAAACTTAGGCAATGGGATTATAAACTACATACCTGAATTAGCTGATGAATTTTTTTCAGTATTAGGGGGAGATAATAAAGGTATTTGGGCAGGACTAAGTCAAAATATTAGAGATAATATGGAGGACTACAAAAGAGGGGAACAAGGCCAAGTAGAAAGAAAGTTGGTTCTCCAAGGAAAACCTGTTGAATATAAAGGGGAATTATATTTTGTAGATGAAAACAGCGTAGTGTATGATCAAAAAACCGGGGTAGAGATGACGGGTATTATTTCTCCTGACGACATGAATAATATACGAAAATATGCTTCAAATATTCCGGAGTCAGATATTGAAACTGAAACAGTAGGGAGAGCTGCATTGCCAAAAGTAGCTGGAACTGTTGCTTATATGTATGGATTAATTAGAAGCGGGCGAATATTTAGCAACAAGCTAATGAACTTAGGCATGAAAGGAAAGAAAGCTGGATATGCTGGCATGGGACTAGCCTCATACACTGCCTCTATGACTAACAATGTACAAAGCATCAAAGATGATTTGATGAAAAAAGGTTTTACTGAAGAAGACGCTTTAGAAAGAGCTATGGTGTTTGGTCATACTATATCTACATTCGATGGATTATTTGCAGGGCTAGCAGGTAGCAACCAAAAACTATTAACAGGTTTAGGTGGGGTAAGAAAACAATTATACAACCTCGTTATAAAAGATCCTAAAAAATTCAACAGCGCGGAATTAAAAAGAAAGGCAAACGACCTGCTTAAAGAAAATTTAAAAGAAGTTTTTATCGAGGAAATTCCTGTATATCTTTCTGAAAAAGGAGTTAATTATTTAATGAATGAGTACGTAGGTTCTGAGGTAAGAGACGCTAAAGTTAAACGTGGAGAGATAGAAGAGGTTATGTTGTTAACTGTAGGTGCCACCACAGGTTTAGGTGGTAAACAATTAATTAGCAGTAAAGACCGAGCTCAAACTATAGATTACATATCACAAAACTTTACACAGGAAGATATAAAGAAGCGTTTAGAATCTTTGAGAAAAGAAGGATTGCTTGAAGAGAGTCAAGCAGAAAATGTTTTTAATGAAATTTATAATATGAATGCTGCCAACAATCAAACACAAGGCACTGTTCAAATGGCTGAAAATAAAGAGCCAATGGCTGATTTATTAAACAGAAGAAGAAAATTAATGGAGCAAAGAAAAGGACTAGAAGGCCCATTAAAAGAAGATATAGATAAAAAGATTAACGCGGTTGATAGTCAGATAGAATTATTAGCTACAAAAGATAAAGAAGAAGTAGAACAACAATATAAAAACCAAGAAAATGCCAGTACGAAGCCGAGCGCAGTGGCGCAAACTAGCCCAGACCAATCCACAACTACTGAGGAAGTGGTTGAAGGAGTATCCAGTGAGGTTCAGCAACCTACCGGAGAGAGTGAAACCGAAGCTGACAGTGACCTCGACACGACGACGCAGGAGGAAGTAAGAACAGATTTTAGAATTAATGATGTAGCTGGGAGGCCAACTTCTATATCTTACAACCAAGGAGGAAGAGTTGTAAATGAAGAGGTTGCAGATAAGAAGGCTGCAAGAAAACGAATCAATCAATTAAAGTTTGAAGACCAAGGGTTTACCGGAGTGCTTCAATCATCTAATCCTAATGTAGAATTAGAGTTGGTAGAAGGTGAAGTTATTGCAACCAATAAAAAAACAGGTAATAAAAAAACAGCAACGCCAAAATTTTTCAATGAATACATGGATGCTATGCAATTCACAGGAGTAGATTCTAATGTGGAGACTATGGTTAATGAAGGAGAAATAGAAGGAGATCAAGCTGTTGATTTTATTATAGAAAATAGCCAGAACCCTGTTGAAATAGCCAATCAACTTCAACAAACAGATAAAACAATAAAAGGAGATACAGAACTTGAAGCTCCATGGGAAGCTGATTTTAGATCAAGATCAATAAAAGAAACTGATTTTGATAGATTTGGAGATCCAAACTTTAAGACACCTGTAATAAAACGTAGGTGGTTTAAAGCAGACGCTGCCGGGCTTGATGTAATAGCTCAAGAGCTTAGTCAAGATTATAATCAGGAAATCACAGAAGATATGCTGATTGAATTTATTAAAAGTAATCCTAGTAGAAAAGCACCAGCAAGAACTAGAACACAAACAAATGAGCAGAGAGTTGCGTTAGAACAAAAGTTTCAAGAGCTTACCGGATTAAAACCTACAGCCAGAAACATTAAAGGGGTTGCAGGTAAAGATATGATTACTCAACCCAAGTCAGAAACTGAAAGACAAGCAAGAGAAATAGAAGAAATGGAAGCTGTAGAAAGAGGTGAGGTGGATACAGAACAAGAAGTTCAAGCAGAACAGCAGCTTGAAGAAGATTTAGATCCCGAAGCCCAATCAGATTCAGAATCAAGCATGGCTCCAAGTTCAAGTCAAACTATTACAAATTATATAACAAATAAAGGTCAGGCTCTTTTAGATTTCTTTGATAAAATTGGCGTGTCTAAAGACAAACTTCTAACTAAACTTTATGATAAGTATAGACCAATAAGAAACTTACAGAAAGCTATTGAGAAAAAACTGGGTAGAAAAATGCCGGTTGATAAAAACTTTGATGTAGCAGAAGATTTAGTCTATGGTAAAATAAGAAATAAGATTGACAACTTTAATACAGAGATGTTTAATTTCTTTGATAAGATTAGTAAAAAAAATATAGACAGAGAAACACTTGATGAATATTTATATGCAAAACATGCAGTAGAAAGAAATGAGCATATTCGTAAAGCAACTGACGGAGAAAATGATGCGGGCTCTGGTATGACCGATGCTGAGGCTCAACAAATTTTAGACAAGTTTGAAAGCGAAGGGTTGACACAAGACCTGGAGCAAGCTGCCGACTTTATATATGTAAAAACTAGGGAGACATTGGATATATTAAAGAACGAAGATTTATTATCTCAAACCGAATATGATAATTTATTAAATAATGAGTATCAAAACTACGTACCATTAACAGGCTTTGATCAGCTAGACGTAGATAGATCAAAACAAACCAACATGGGTGAGGGTGGAAGAACGCTCCCAGTTAGAGGGAAGGAAGTAAAAACAGCTACAGGTAGAAAAACAAAAGCCGCTAGTCCTCTTGCGAATATAATGAAAGCAAGAGAGCGAGCTATTATAAGGGGTGGCAAAAATAATGTACTGGTTAACCTGCTAGATATGTTGATTGAAAATCCAGATAATGATTTATATAATGTATACACCGAGGACAAACCTGATACCTATAAATCTATAAATAAAGATGGAAAGGTGGTAGACAGGGCTGTGTCAGAAAAAGACATGAAAGAAAATTTAAATTATATAAGAGTTGTTAAAGGTGGTAAGGATTATTTTATAAAATTTACTCATGATGCAATGCAGCAAGCTATAAATGTAGGGATGCCAAACAATATACAGCAAATATCTACTTTTGCAGCAATTAATAGGGGGATACTGAACACTATGAGAAAAGTATATACAACGCTGTCTCCTGCGTTTATTGCTGTAAATTACATGAGGGATTTTCAAACCGGACTACTTAACGCTATGGCTGAATTAGACGCTCCTTTGTTTAGTAAGGATATGGGTAGGGCAGTAGGTAAAATAGCTAAAGTATCATTACAAATGCCTAAAACTATCTACGCATACAATCAAGGCAAGATGACTGACGAAAAAGGAAATTTACTTTCCGATCAAGAACTAAAAAACAAGGGATATAATCCAGAGTATGCGAGATATTACAGAGAATTTTTAGATAATGGGGGCCAGACAGGGTATGGTTATTCTAAAAGTATAGACCAATTAAAAGCAGATATTGATGCGGTTTCTAAGCCAACTACTTTCAAAAGATTTTCAAGAGGCTTATCTTCAATTATTAATGCAGCAAATATAGCTGCAGAGAATTCTACAAGAATGGCAGCGTTTATAGAAGCAAGGCAGAGAGGGATGAGTAGCGCTGAAGCTGCTCAACTTGCAAAAAACTTAACAGTAAACTTCAACAAAAGCGGTAGCAAAGAATTACCAAGAGCTTTGTATTTATTTTTTAATGCCAGTGTGGGCGGTACAGTTAGGTTTGCACAGGCAGTAACAAAACTTACAAAAACCCAACCAGGTAAGGGCAGTAAGGTATTAGAATGGGCTGGTCAGAAAGATAGAGATTTCAATCCCGCTCAAAAACTAGCATTTATGCTAACAAATTTTTCTATGATGGTAGCAATGCTAAATGGATATAACGACGAAGAAGATGAAGATGGTGTTAGCTATTATGAAAAAATACCAGACTACGTAAAAACCCGAAACATGATTATTATGCTGCCAAATCAAAAAGGTAAGTATGTAAAAATACCTTTACCTTACGGATATAATGTGTTTCATAATATAGGAACTGCGATTGGAGATGGAGTAACCGGCAAAAGAACAGTGGGTGAAGGCGCTAGCAATGTGGGAGTGGGAATGCTAGAAGCTTTCTCGCCTATTAGTTTTAATAAAATGTCAGATTTGAAAGGTGTGATTGCCAATTTAGCACCATCTTCTGTACGCCCTTTATATGAATTAAGTATAAATCAAAACTTTTTTGGCGGTAAAATATATAATGAAGCTTATCCAGGACAGCAAATATCTAACGCGTATTTAGGTAAATACAAACCTGGGATGGTTAACGAAATTACCAAATTTTTAGCTCAAGCAGCAAACGAAGCAACAGGTGGAAGCAAAAGAAGGTCAGGGAAAATTGATTTAAATCCTGATGCTGTTGATTATTTGATGAAACAATACCTTGGAGTTATATATGACATGACCACTTCTACATTAGATAGTGGGGCGCAAGCTTATGAAACCTTTATTGAAAAGAAACCTAAAAAAGAATTTGATTGGAAAGACATTCCAATCGCTGGTCAATTGGGTAAAAGATTTGTTGGTGAAAATTCTAGGTACGCAGACATATCTACTTACTATGAAAGGAAAGAATACCTAACAGCCCTTAATGAAGAATATAAAGATATACAAAAGGGTGAGGGCGATTTTCATTTTCCTGCAAGAGTATACGGGAAAGCTGAAACTTTACTAAATATTGTAAGAGACAATGATAAAGAATTAAAAAATTTCAGAAACTTAAAAAAAATACTTAGAGAAAAAATAGATAAAGAGGGAGGAACTCCAGAACAGTTTGAAACTATTAAAAGAATTGAAGCAGCAGAGGATAAAATAGTGGATAGCTTTAATGAAGCCTTCTTAAAACTATTTAAAAGATATTCTACAAAAAATAATCCGGTTGAGGTTAGTGAAAATAATGAGTAAGTCTAGCTACTTGTCCGTGCTCTAGGTGGTGAACGAATCCTTCAACAGCCTTGGGAGATCCAGTATATCCTTTTCTACTATGCCAGCTATCTGCAGACGAAGGACTTCTTAAATACTCTACAGTTACACCTACAAAATCTTTTCCGTCTAACCATTTGTGTTTTACTTTGTGGTGCAAATGATGTAAATACCAGTATCTTCTTTTAGCTTGTGCCCACATCATAGGTTTTTCTTGAGCCATTAATAAAGGTAGATCAGAAAGTTTAGCGCCATCGCCATGCTCTAATCCAATCAAAGAATTACCATACTGATAATACTTTCTATGGTTTACTGTTATATCAAACTTAATATCCTTAGCCTTTCTAAACCATGCTTGTAATGTATGAGCTAAATGAAAACCGGATTGATAATCATGATTACTCATACTATGCACCACGTCGACAGGCGCAATAGCTCTAAGCATTTCAATACACTTCACATATAACTTCAAAGCTATTTCATAATGCTCCCACCACTTGCCATCCGTGTCTTGCCTTGTACCTTTGGTTGTGGTGTTATATACATTATCTACATGAAGCACGTCATTACCAATACAGAATAATATTTTATCTATGTCAAATCCAATTGATTTAGCAAGCAATCCTTTTATACCATCAATAACTC